TTCTTAATTTCTGAAAGTCTGATGTCCAGATTGACCATGTAATGCTCCTGCGGATTGCAGGATCCCGTGATATTAAAAGAGCGTTCCATAATACTCACATCACATTCCTTTTATTTTAGTATACCATATCTGCATCAAAAAAGCAACTACAATTTCTTTTGATACATTAAAATGTGAGATGGAGTGAAGTCTACAAGATTTATAAATTCTTGCAAATAGTTGTTTGTAAAAATCCATAAGTCTTGTGGCTTATCATAAGGGTGCAAATTGCACCCTTCAGCCTGTCAAAAAAGTCAAGCGAGAGCTTGGATTTTTTGCATAAATATGTTATAATAAAAGAAAAGAGAAATGATGGAGAAAGAATTGCTGGCAATAAAAGTAGAAAAACGAGGAAAATATGAAATGATATGCATTGAGGAAATGGTACCTAAGGATCATATGCTAAAAAATGGATGCCGCAATAGATTTTAGCCGCATATACGATCTGGTTGGAGATTTGTATTGTTCAGACAACAGCAGACCAAGCATAAATCCAATAGTACTGTTTAAAATGGTATTGATACAGCATCTTGTTTGAATACCCTCACTGAGAAGAACAGCAGAGGAAGTAAAATTAAACGTAGCTTATCGCTGCTTTTTAGGGTATCTTCTTAACTAGAAAACACCGCATTTTTCAACATTGAGCTATAATGATCACCTTTTTCTGTTTTATTTTAAATATGCCTAGAATAAGCTGAAACATCCCGAAAAATCGAAGATTTCAATAAGTAAATTTCAATAATTACCGAAATACCGTTCTTTCTTAAAGTAAGGATATTTGAATGTTTTGGTAGAACTTTTGTAGAATAAACGGAAACGATTTCGATATTATAGGATATAATAGATGAAATTCACTTTTCTGCAAAACGGCTTGAATTCGAGTAAAAACAAATTTTTGAAGAAAAAAATTTAGTGTGAAATTGCATAAAAAAATATAATATGGTGCGTATACTGGTTCACGCTGTTTAAGCGGAAAAGTATGATATAATTTCACGAAAGAAAATTTGGTGGAATCTGTTGCTGACAATAATGATTTTATAATTACTTTGCGTCTCTGATTAAATTCAGAGGCGCTTTTTTATTATCCAAATTTATGTATTGTTTCACATAAGATCACTGTGTTTTTTATAGGAGGAATCAATATACCAAAATTCTATATGATTAGTCCCAATGTCCGCAAAATGTCCCTTGATGCAACGGGTTTCTGGTGGGTGCTGCTGTTGCAGGCATTATGAAAACGATGTTACTGGACGAATATTCCTCATGTAACGCAGCCGGAAGATCAAGGCGTTTTGCTGAAAGATGTCATAGAAGATGCGATTCCCTGGCAGGATAAAAGTTATTGTATGACAGCAAGGTATTCCGGGGCTGTAATTTCCAATACGTTAGAACGAAAACAGCGGACTATGGTAACAGTTCCGGTTTACGGAGCTGCACAGAGAGGACGCTATTTTGACACCGGACAGACAAAACAGTATATGGAACTGCGAGATGATGAAAAATCCAACTGTCTGACTACTGTGCAGAAAGATTCCCTGATTTGCAAGCCGGTTCGCATTGGTGCATATGGAAAAGGCGGACAGGGACAGCGGATTTACTCTGTTGCTGGAAAATCCATTACTCTGTCTGCCAACGGCGGCGGTCAGGGAGCCAAAACCGGACTATACAAGATGGATTTGCCTGACGGCGATTATATCATTCGCAAACTAACACCCGTAGAAGCAGAGCGATTGCAGACACTGCCGGATAACTATACCGCAGGCATCAGCAATACACAGAGATACAAATGTATCGGGAACGGATGGACAGTGGATGTTATCGCTCATATCTTGAAAGGACTTATATGAAACTTGGAGAAAAAATCAGATATTTCCGTAGAAAAAAGGAATTGACGCAGAAAAAGCTTGGCATTCTGCTGGGCTTTTCAGAAAGCAATGCAGACACACGCATCTCTCAGTATGAAGCCGGCATCAGAAAACCGAGCTACTTTGTTCTGCAAAACCTGTCACATCAATTAGATGTTGCTATGCACACGCTGGAAGCACCGGACATTGATCTTCAGCAAAAGCCGCTGGAAGCCATGCATATTTTGTTTGCATTGGAAGATGCCGGACTGATTCACTTTACAGACAGCGGTATTTTCATTGCGGCAGCAGATAAGAAGTTGACAACCGGGGGTTCGGTTCTTTTAACAATCCTGAATTCCGAATTTGGGCTTGCTTCTGATACCTTGGTTCATTCTGTTCAAGAAATCATTGACCCGGACGAAAACGCAGGGGAAGGATTCGGCACTGCACCAATGGGGCATATTGTGAAGGTTGAAAGTGCAAAAGCCCGCAATGTCGTTGTAAAAACCAACATTACTTTTGATGTTGGTTACGGGTGGACGAACCTTCAAAATGCTATTGATACCGCAATTTCTGATTATCTGCTTGAACTTCGTAAATCGTGGGCTGATAGCCCCTATTTAGTAGTTCGTATCAGCCAAATTGAAACCCGCCTTTTGGGGATCAAGGGTATTGTGGATATTGACAGCACCAAAATAAACGGGATTTCTAATAACTTGACTTTGGGGAAATATGAAATTCCTATTTTCGGGGGTGCAAGCGCATGATTCGAGATGTAGACCTTGTTTCATATTTACCCCTTTATTTGGATGGATATGAAGAAAACCCCGCAACACTGGAAGCAGAAAATCCCGAATTTATTCTTATTTGGAACGCTACTGACAGAGTTTTGAAAAATGAATTTATTGAAACGGCTGATGAATATGGGATTTCAAGGTTTGAAAAAATCTTGAATATCTTCCCTTCAAAAGAAGATACCCTTGAAAGCCGCCGTGCAAGAGTTCAAGCCCGATGGTTCAGTAGTATTCCTTATACCTTCAAAGCCTTTGTTTCTAAATTGGCGGCTTTGTGTGGTGATACAGATTTCACCATTATAAAGGACTATGAAAAATACAGAATTGAGATTTTCACAGACCTTGAATTGTTCGGACAGGTTGACGAACTGGAACATATCATTGAAACGGTTATGCCGTGCAACATGATTGTGAATTCCAAAAATGAAATGCCGTGCAATGTGAACGGATTTGCTTTGTTCGGTGGTGGGGTTGTTTCTATGGAAACATTCTTTATCACTAACGATGAAAAAGCGGATGTGATTGTAAACGGTGCAGCTTTACACGGCGGCGGCGTTGTCAATACTGCAAAAGTTCTCATAACGAACGATTTCAATGAAGAATTCATTGCAAACGGCGGTGCGTTCGGCGCAGGTGTTATAATGACTGACCGCATAGAAGTTAAATAAAATTCAGAAAGGATTGAAACGATATGGCAGAGTTTTCAAAGTTAATTATCACAGACAAAGGGCAAGCCTTGCTTGCAAAAATGGTTGTTGGCAGCGGTAACATTGAGTTCACCAAAATTTCAACTTCCAGTGCAATCTATTCCGAAAATCAGTTGCAGGGGCTTACTTCTCTTGATGATGTAAAACAAACAAGCCTGATTTCCAAAGTAACCCGCACAAATGAAGTTGCAATTAAGGTTGAAGCAGCGTTCACCAATTCCGAACTGACAGACGGGTATTACATGAGGGCGTTGGGTTTATATGCGATTGACCCCGATGTTGGGGAAATCCTGTATGCCGCAACAAGGGAAACTTCCGGGAACTGTTATATGCCCGCATATAATGGCGTTACCCTTTCCGGCGCATATGTGCAGCTTGTAACCACAGTAGGAAACGCTGAAAATGTTTCCCTTGAAGTAGACCCGGCAGCGGTTGCTACAATCGGGGATATTGCGGATTTACAGGAACAGATTGCAGACCTTCAAGCGCAGATTGGTTATTTGGACGATGATGTGTACGGGGTGGAAGCTGATTTCACAAACAGGGTGTTTGTACGCCTTGCGGGAGCAGCGAACCGAACCCCCGGCGCAATGTTCAACGGCATTTCGATGTTTGGCGGGCGTAAACGCTGTAATGTAACGAACAGCGGAAAAGTGGTTGCCTATTGGCACGATGAAAATGACCCCGAATATGACGGGTTATTTACCACAACAGGCGCACTTACACAGGCAATCACAATTTCAGAAGGTGAAAATGCCGGAACTTACCCCGTGGGTACGCCTGTTCAGGTGATGGTTGAACAACCAAAATTCTATTACAAGGTTGTTCCCCTTATTTTGGAAAAGACCGAAAAGGGCAACCTGATCCGCAAAGCCCGTTACTATGTTTCTGAAACGCAAAAGCCCGGCTTCAAATTGCACCCGGCGTTCATTGAAAACGGAAAAGTGAACGATAAAATTTACCTTTCCGCTTATGAAGCCGGAATTTATGTTGCTTCTACGGGTAGCATTGACACGGAAGGGAATGTTTATGAAGATGCTGACCTTGCCAACGATATTCTTGTTAGTGTTTCCGGGGCTTGCCCGCTGACACAGCAAACAAGGGCAGAATTCCGCAGTTTGGCACACAATAGGGGTGCAGGTTGGGAATTGGCATATGCCGCAACAACTTCCCTGACACAGCTTTTGATGATTATTGAATACGGTGCTTTCAATACTCAAACAGCTATCGGCAGGGGTAATGTTGACAATGGAAGCACACAGAACACAGGGGCAAGTGATGCTTTGGGTAACGCAACCGGGGCTTCCGCTGTTCCGGCAGAAGATAGCACAGAAACCATTATTCCCTTTGTTTCTTACCGTGGTGAAGAAAATGTTTGGTGAAATGTTACAACTTGGATGGACGGACTGAACCGCCTTGGTGGGGCAGACGGCTACAATACAATTTACATTGCGGATCACGATTTTTCGGATGATAACGGTGATAGCCCATATGTGGATTGTGGAATTTACCCCCCTAATGGCAGCGGTATGATTTCAGCCTTTGGGTATTCAGAAAACTTTGATTACCTGTTCATTCCCGTTGAAGTTAGTGGTGATAGTGAACTTCCCGTTGGTGATAGGTTTTACTGCACCGCTGCAAGTGGACAGTGGAAGGTTGCCCATTACGGCAGTTATCAGAGTACTGGCGCTGATGCGGGCGGCTTCTATTTGTATCTGAATCATCCTTCTTCTATTCGTCATTCGGCTATCGGCGGGCGGTTGGTGTATGTACCTTCCAAAGCAATCACAGCTTAAAACAAATAAAATTGGGTGGTTCGGGGGGTTTTGTTGGTGGGGGTGTGCGGGCGGCTTCTGTTTGCTTCTGGCTGCTACTTCTTCTCATCGTTATTCGGCTATCGGCGGGCGGTTAGTAAATGCACGATTCAGCCGGGGATTTCCCCCGGCTGTTTCAATATATTCTGTATTCCTGAATTACCCCGCCACAGGGCGAAACAACAAAAATAAAATTGGGCTGTATTGGTAGACTTTGAAAGTTAATTTTCAAAGGTTGAAGATTCGGCTTAATGTGCATACAAAAGGAACATTCA